TCAGCAACCAGCTCCTCAAATGCATAAGCGGTATCAGCAAAGCGCTTGCCCTTAGTACGATCTAAACGATGTGGCGCACCGCTCCAGTGTGTTAGCTCATGCAATACAGTAGCGTAGTAATGAGATTCACTTAGGAATAGATCTCTAGCGGGTAAGGTTATGCTATCAGTTGAGGGTTTATAAAATGCTCTAGCGCCCTCATGCTTGATATTCGCTCCAGTTTTAATGATCCGATCCTCAAGCGCTGGCACTGGATTAAATTCGGTGATCACTGGAGCTGGCTGCTCAATCTCAATACCCTCAACCTGATCAATATTAAAAACATAGTACGCTTTGAGCATTGCATAAGTGCCATTTTCAGGGTTAGGATCGTTAGGCTTAATCTCTTTTTTAGTCACTTGAGAGTAGAAAACAATTTGAGTGCCATGCTCGCCCTTTTTAACTGTAGCGCCCTGATCCTGCCATTGTTTGAATGATCCCCATATAGGTGAGCTATACCCGCTCATTCCTAAGATCAAACGGTTTACGCCTTGGTACTCTTTTTTAGAAATGATATTGCGATCAGCTCCAGGCGTACCCGCTTTCCAGGGCTTGATCCAGGGAGCGATCCCGCTCTCTAGCTTGCTGATAATGTTATTAGTCACGCTGTCATATACGCTGATACGGTTTAATGATGTTGTCATGATGTTTTGTCCTAGTTAGGTTAGGTTTAATCAATATAGCTATCATAGCTATATGTTAAGTATAACGGTAATAATCTAATAATGTTTACAATTATTTAGTAGGTATTTTCCCTTAGTTGCATAAATGATACAGTGATAGCTATAATAGTATATATAGATATGATCTATAGTCTATATAGATCTAGTAGCTATTGTCTATAGATCTTATAGGTACTTAGTAGATAGTTACATATATAGGTAGTCAGTCAGTTTGAATGGGGGATAGGTTTGCTACCCTCGCTCTCTTTTAAAAACAGAAAAGGGTTACCAGTACGCTACACGCTAAAAACTACGCTTAACATATATCTATAGGCTTATATTGGCGCTGTAGCCTAGATCACGCTAGATCTAGACTGATTCAGACCTAGTGAATGGGTTTGGGTTCGGTTGAGTGCGTACCCCTCTCCGATACCACCCCAAAAAAAATTACAGTTTTTCTAGAACTACCGTGTTCTTCGATAGGTAAGGTTTAGCAGCGGTGGTGTAGATACAGCGTGTTAAAACGCTGTCTTGGTTATAAATGTTGTGCGTAGTCCACATTGGACCAGTATCCACACCAAGGATGTTGTCCACATAAAGTGACAGATTTCCGATGTCAGTGACCGTCATTTTGCGCTCTAAAGTACTCTCACACACCCCTGTAGGGTAGGTTGTAATGACTTTTAAGCCCTCATTTGCAAGTTCTTTAGCCTTGTCTATAAACCACGCCTGGTTGTAGGAGGGAAGCTGCCCAGATTGGGGAGGGCTGTTAATGATGAGGTAATCAAATTGAGGATACTCCCTTGCTTTTAAGGCGGGGTACTCAAAGAGTAAATCTTCCCTACAAGCTATAGGCGAGGAAAGCTCCAACAGGTCGGATAGCTTATCAAACCAAGCTAGGTGAAATTTCACCCAATCATCACGGTCAGGATGGTTATGGAAATAGTTTTCCCTCCCTATCCAAGCGTTAACACTATCGGGTGGGATCGACAGATCTGCAAGCCCTATAGAAACATCCTCACACAAGGGTTGTAGTTGGCTGTGATACTGGGGGTGACAGTGGTGGGTGAAGTCTAGGTGGGGTTCTTGCTCACAGACCTTACGCAAGTAATTGAGATGAATAAGGTTATCGCCTAGATGATATTCGTTGTATGTGTGTATCATGATAGTGTATGATGATGGAAGATATAAGGAGAATAGCATGAGTATTGAAATTGATAAAAATATTCCGATACCCCCTGAGAAAAAGCGCAATGTGTACCCATATAAGGTGATGGAAGTCGGAGAATCATTCTTTGTGCCAACGGGGAAGCTACAAATTGTCTGTAACGCTAACTACAGAACAGGCAAACAATTAGGTCGTAAATTTATCGCTAGAAAAGACGGGGAAGGGGTACGAGTATGGAGAACGGAATAAAAGCCAATAATGTAATGTCGGTAGCTCAGTACATTGAGAAAGCCGATGACCAAGCCAAGAAGATGTATATGCAACGGATTTGGGCTATGGAAAAGGATCAAATTTTTCATGAGCTAATGCGAGTTCATGCCAAGTCATCAGAGTTGTTAATGCAAGCTGAGAGCGAGATCGCTTACCTCAAGTCCTTGTTAGATGGACCAGAGGATGGCGATGCAAGACATTGAGCGTTTAACCCAAGAAAGGTTGATGTACAAAACCGAGATGATGAGAGCGCTCTCTTGCAGGACTAAAAAGCAAAAGATTGCTCTTGCCAGTGAATGGAAAGAACGATTTAGTGAGATGACCTACAAAGCCTTAATAGACCTAGCCAAGAACCACAGTGCTAGGCTTAAGGTGGCGTATTGGGATATTCCGAACTTTGAAGTCAAGAAACTAGGTAAACACAATTGAAAACCGCAGCAGTAGTGACCGTAACCAACGGCAAGCGACCAGGAGAGTTACTGAATTGCATTATGTCTGTTGCAAATCAGAAATACCCCGTTAAACATTACATTTTTTGTGACGGGGATTTTCAAACCTTTTGGGATATACGAAATATTCATGGAAGCAATTGCGTAAAGGTTTGTTACTGGGATTCCTATGTCGGTGGCAAGGATGTAGAAGGTCGCAGACTGTACGCAGCTTCCTCACTCCTAGTGAACGAGGATGTCACCTTCTTCTGTAATGACGATGATTGGTACAAGCCAAATCATGTGCAATCCATCATGGCTAAGATTGATGAAGGCTACGATTGGGCATACTGCCTAAGATCGGTTTATGACAAGGATGGCGCTTATGTCCTTGATGATGACTGCGAAGCTCTAGGAGAGCTACACGACTGTTGGCAAGCCCAAGGACACCGCTTTGTAGATTGGTGTATGTGGGGTATGAAAACCGAGAACCTCAAGATGATTGCTAGTGTCTTAGCACAGCCAGGGTGGGGTGGAGATCGTAAGTTCTATGCCACTGCAAAACAAGTCTTTCCAAAGTTCACTTGGTCAGGGGAGCGCACCTTTTGCTTTCGACTAGGTGGTAACGAATATTCTGTTGATCGTGGATTCTTTGAGAAAGGCAACTATACGATGTTGCAGAAATACGACAACAAATTACCTTGGTTAAACCATGAGTAAATTTAACCTCCAACATTTTTACTACTTTTGTAAGCAGCTCAAGATTGAAACCAAAGAGCAAGGCTTACGCAAGATGGATAACCTTCTTGGTACTCAAACCTATGTGATGAATGAAATCGCAAAAGGTTTGCAAGATGACATCCACTTTTTTGTTATCTTGAAAGGAAGGCAACTTGGAATCACCACAATCTCCCTCGCACTTGACCTCTACTGGCACTTCATGCACCCAGGGCTTCAAGGCACACTCACAACAGATACGGAAGAAAATCGGGATATGTTCCGAACAACCCTTGCCATGTATATGGATGGTTTGCCCAAAGAGTTTAAAATCCCGATCCTTGCTCACAACCGAAATCAGCTTTCCCTCAAAAACCGCAGCCGTATCTTTTATCAAGTCGCTGGGCTTAGAGCGAAAGGAAGTCTTGGTCGTGGTAAGGCTATTACATACCTACATGGAACGGAAACCAGCTCATGGGGAGATGAAGAAGGACTAGCTTCTCTCTTGGCTTCCTTGGCTGAAACCAACCCTGACCGTCTATACACTTTTGAGAGTACGGCACGGGGGTTCAATATGTTTCACGATATGTACACCACTGCCAAGCGTGCTAGAACTCAGCGTGCCATTTTCTGTGGCTGGTGGCGTAATGAGCTGTATTCCCTTGATCCTGAAGGACAAACCTATAAAGTCTATTGGGATGGCAAACTCACTGGTGAAGAAAAAGAGTGGGTTCGTGATATTAAGAAGCTGTATGGTGTAGAGATCAATTCTCGCCAGATAGCGTGGTGGCGTTGGAAGATGCTTGAAGGTATTAAGGATGATTCCCTCATGTATCAAGAGTTTCCTCCTACTGAGGACTACGCCTTTGTGATGACAGGTACTTCTTTCTTCTCTAATGCGAGGTGTACGGATGCCGTTAAAAAACTCAAGAAAGTTCCTTACCAATCCTATAGATATTCTTTTGGAGTTAACTTTCACGATACGGAAGTCCTCAAATCCACCGAGCGCCTTGCCACGCTCAAGGTTTGGGAAGAACCTGTGGATACTGCTTATTATGTTATCGGTGCTGATCCTGCTTACGGATCTAGCGATTGGGCAGACCGATTCTGTATTCAAGTCCTTCGTGTCTATGCTGACGGATTGGAGCAAGTAGCATCGTTTGCCACTTCAGAATTAAACACTTATCAGTTCGCTTGGGTGATTGCTCACTTAGCTGGTGCTTATAAAAACTCTACTCTGAACCTTGAAATCAATGGTCCAGGGCAAGCGGTTATCAATGAATTGCGAAATCTCAAGCGCCAAGCTGCTGCAATGGGTACAGCATTAGGGAAAGACCTGATGGATGTGTACGGCAATATGCAAAACTACATCTGGCGCAGAAATGATACCCTTGGAGGAATCAGTAATTCTATTGGGTGGATGACAACGGCAGCGACTAAAGAGCGTATGTTGACTTACATGAAGGATTATTTTGAGCGTGGGATGCTAGACATCTGGGATATGGACACCATCGAGGAAATGAAAACTACTATTCGTGATGGCAGTTCTATTGAAGCATCAGGGCGCAACAAAGATGACCGAGTAATTGCTACTGCCCTAGCTTGCGCTGCGTATGCTGAACAAGTGCAACCTAGGCTAATAGCCCAAAAGCTAACTAAGCGTGTATCCCGTGTACAGGATGATTTCACTCCTGAACAGCTTACTGTAGGGCGTAATGTCAGTGATTATTTGAAAAGAATAGGCGTTTATGGCGATTCCAACGGTAATCCACAGTAGATCTGAGCTAAGACGGATTATTAAGCGCTTTTTACAAGATAAAGAGCGTGGTATCTCTATTCCACTGTTTGCTGAGCTTGCTGGTCTGTCTGTAGCCCATATACGGGATGTTTTCTTAAATGAAACCGAACCATTGACCGAATATGTGCAAAGACGGGTATCTAAAGCGTATCAGGAGTGGATTGGTGGTGAAGTAGCCATCATGCAGAACCGTGATCGCAGTTTATTTGTTCAATACCGCAAAGAAGCAAAGCCTGTACTGCATAAATCTACTAAATTGACATTGATTAACGGTGAGATTAAGATTAACCTTGGTATTAAGCCAAGACATGATTATTCAGATTTAACACTTGACGAGCAACTGAAGGGGAAATAACAATGGCAGTAACGAATGATTACAAGTGTCCTAAACATGGATACTTTGAAGCCCGTAAACCACAATGTCCAATGAAGGATTGTCATGAAGAAGTTATGGTCGTATTTTTGCAAGCTCCTAACTTGGTCAGCGCCAAAACAAGATTTACGGACAAGTCCACCAAACAACTCGCAATGGAGTTCGGAATGTCAGACATCAAAACCACCCGTGAAGGAGAGCATCAAGAAGGATTCCTCACCAAGAAAAACAAGTTCACCGAAAAAGAATACGAGCAAGCTGAAAAGTACGCAACCCGTAAAAAAGGAGTTGACAAAGACAAGCTCTCCAGAAAACCCATCCCGCAACCCGAAGCGCCAAAAGAAGCAAGACCAGGCGATGCTGCTATCTGGGGAGGTGGTTCGCAAGGCTTCCAAGGATTAAATATGCAATCACTTCTTAGAGGTGGTGCAATTAAACCTGTACGAGATGAGCAAGTGGGCTTGACACCGCAACAAGCTGGAGTTATAAAAGGACCTACAATTGATCCAAGCTCTACAATGAGAGATCCTGATAACTTACAGATTAAGCGATGAGAATACC